CAGCCGGACGAAGAGGAACTTGCACGGATCATCGAACTGAAGCGGCAACTCACGGTAACCAATCAGGTACCTACAACGCCGGACGATAACCGAAACGACACAGCCGTCGACACAGCGAATCCCGACCCCACTGAGGCACAGACGGATATCGAAGATATGCCAGTCGACATCACTGAGCGTGCACGTCGCCTGCTGACGGGGGTGGACCGTGGCTGAACTCGAATCGCAGTCCATCGAAGAACTCGAAGCAGCATCCGAAGAATACGAAGCGCTTATTGCGGCCGGACTCGTGCTAGTTGTTGCGGCAGCGGCCGAAGAAATCGAACACAACAACTTGTCGACACTGTCGACGGCCGTCGTCGACATCATCACAACGCTGTGGAATGAGTATGTCGACGCGAAACTGATTCCAGCGCTCACGGTGTCGATGTCGATTGCGAGCGAGGACGCCGCACGTGCCTTGAGCAGTGCACTGGGCGATCTGCCGTTCTTGAACGAACCGCTCGACACGCAGCTCTATCTTGCGCAGGCAAAGAATCGGCTCGTCGGCATCGGCAATGAGTTGTGGTTCAACGCGCGCACAGAGATCGCGGCAGGGCTCGCCGCCGGTGAGGACATTCCGACGATTGCGCAGCGCGTACGCGAGGCGGCCGGAGTCACGGAGCCGCGCGCGCGCGTGATCGCACGTACGGAGTCGCATGGCGCGCGCAACACCGTGAACGCCGCGAGCGTACGCCGCGCCGCAAGCGCTTTCGGCAGTGCTGACGCGTTCTCGCGACGTTGGCAGGCGGCCGAGGACGCCCGCACGCGTCCGACGCACGTCGATGCAGACGGGCAGACGGTCGGCCTAAACGAGCCCTTCACGGTCGGTGGCGCGTCGCTCGACTTCCCCGGCGACCCGGCCGGACCACCGGGCGAAGTGATCAACTGTCGGTGCACGACGATCACGATCATCGACGTCGATGCGCTCAACACCGCGTCGACCGGCACCGTAACCCTGAACGCCGCTGCTTACCGGATTGAGGACACTGAAATGCCGTGGTCGATTGTCGAAGGCGACGAGCGTTGCGACGCTGGTGAGTTCGCCGTCGTGAAGGACGCAGATAACGAACTTGCAGGCTGCCACGCGACACGCGACGAAGCTGAGGCGCAGGTGGCGGCGCTCTACGCCTCCGAAGCCGCAGATGGCGCAGACGCCGCCATGCCTGCCGCGATGCGCAACACGGTGCCGTGGTCGGGTGTGCTCGTCGTCGAAGGAACGCCGACCGGTGACGGCCGACAGTTCGCAGCGGGCGCACTCACGTGGCCCCAGCTCGGCGACACAGCATCGCTTGAAATTCCACTCGGATGGATGTACGAGCGCGCACATGGCGGGATGGCTACCGACAAGGTCGTGAACGTCGGACGCATCGACACGATCACGCGCGTCGGCAATGAACTACACGGCACTGGCGTGATCAACCTGGATACCGAATGGGGGCGGCGTGCGGCCGAGCAGATGGGCACGCGTGAAGACCCTGGATTCCTCGCAGGTGTTTCGATCGACGCTGATGATCCCGAAGATCCGCAGGGATTGAACGTCGAGTACGTCTTTCCGGACTCGTGTGCACTCGAAGAGGCACCGGACGATGCCGGAACGCTGCTCGATGACAACGATGGGCCCGACATGGCGTGCATGATCCCCGAAATGGTCGTGTACCACTCCGGACGCATCCGCGCTGCGACGCTCGTCGACATCCCGGCGTACGTGGAAGCGCGGCTGTATCTCGATCAGCCCGTGCCGGAGGGAACGCCGGTTGAAGCTGACGCTGTCGACATGCCCGTCACGGCTTCGTCGTTCACGATGGAGATTCCCGACCTGCCTCCGGCTGAGTGGTTCGACGAGCCCCGCGATGAACCGGAAATCGGCGCGATCACGATCACGGATGAAGGACGCATATTCGGATACCTCGCGCCGAAGAACGTCGCCCACCGTGGCATCCGGGACAAGCGCGTCACGGTGCCGATGGGGAACGTTGACTACGGGATCTGGATGAACCGTGTCACGCTCGCCGACGACGGCAAAGGCGGATACGCACGCGTGGCTACCGGTCCGATCACGATGGACTGCGGCCACGCTGTAGCGTCTCCTCGCGTCGTCGGTGCGGCTCGCCGCGAACACTACGACAATTCGTGCTCGATCGTCGCCACGGTTCGTGTCGGCGAGAATTCACGCGGCGTGTGGATCGCGGGCGCGGTGCTGCCAGACGTGACGCCTGACCAGATTCGCCGGATGATGGCCTGCCAGCTTTCGGGCGACTGGGGGCCGCACCGTGAGAAGCCGGGTAAGCGTGAGCTGGCCGGTGCGCTGCTCGTGCCGGTGCCGGGCTTCCCGAAGCGCTCGAATGCCTTCATGAGCATGAAGGCCGGGCAGCTCGAACACGTCACGGTGCCGGTGCGGTTCGGCCGTATCGTCGAGCCACAGACGTTGAGTTTCAACGCCGACGCCGCCGCCGAACGCATCGCGGCATCGATCGGACGCGACCGCGCGTCGCGCGTACACAGCTTCGCTGCGCACCTCGCAGCGGGAAAGGTGAACTGACATGGGATGCAACTGCGGAAGCAAGAAAAAGGGCACGATCAACCACTTCTCGACGGAGGATCAAGCCCGGATCGCGCGTGAGCGCGGCGGCGTGGTCGTGACCACGGCGAAATCACAGCAGGCCGCACCTGCGCCTGCAAATCAGAACTAACCGTTGATTCGAAGGTTTTTCGAAAGGAACGCCTTCGAATCGATGTATGATCCGCGTATCTACCCGAATACATAGAGGGATGAAATGCCTAAGAACAGCGAAGGCGGGTTCAACCTGCCAGAGGGCACCGAAGAGCTTAATGCTCGGCTGGCGGAAATGAACGACGCCGAGCTGTCTGGACTTCTTACGAAGCTGGGCGAAGCCTTCGATGCCAAGTACGGTGACGGCACCGGGCTCACGGATGAAGCGCTGACGGAGCTGGAAACACTCGGCAAGCAGATCAAGGCTGCTCAAGACGTCACGACCGACCGTGAGACGGATCGACTCGCACGTGAAGCACGTGCTGCGGAGCTACGCAACTCGGTTCGGCCTGCGGCCGATGCCTCCGCGCAGGCCGACGAGGCAGACGCCGACGAGGCAGACGCCGAGAACGCCGACGCTGAACAGCCGGAACTCGTCGCCGCTCAGGGAGACACGCCGCTCGTCGCGGCAATGCTCGCCATGACGGAGACCGCGAACACGCTCAAGGCGTTCGCGGCCGACAATCTGAAGCCTGAGTACGACCTGAACCGCCGTCTGCGGCTCGGCGAGATCGCCAAGTACGCGCCCGATGCCGGAGTGCACGAAGAGCGCAGCGAAGCCGTGCTCATCGCTTCCGCCGACGTTCCCGGCTTCACGCAGGGTGGACGCGTCGAGAACATCTATGGACTCGCTGAGGCCATGCACGCACGTGCGCGGATGCTCCCGATTTCGAAGACCGGCAACCCGAACATGTACCCCGTTGCGAGCCTGAAGCGTGAGTTCAACTTCATGCTGAACGAGAACGCCACCCCGAAGCAGATCAATGAAGTGCTGACGGCCGCGAGCGACGTCGACATTCTCACGGCCGCAGGCGGATGGTGCGCGCCGAGCGAAATCTCTTACGATTTTTTCAACATCGTCTGCGAAGACGGCATGATCGACCTTCCCACGGTCGGTCTCAACCGTGGCGGCGTGCAGTACCCGACGTCGCCGAGCTTCGGCGACATCGTCGCGATCCCCGACATCGTGTGGTCGTGGACGGAGCAGGACGACATCGACGCCGTGACGTCGGATTCCGTCTTCAAGCCCTGCGTACGTGTCGAGTGCCCGACCTTCGTCGACCGTCGCGCCGACTGCTTCGGATTCTGCGTTACTGCCGGTAACCTGGTCGACTACGCATACCCCGAACTGATCGCGAACTGGCTACGCCTCGTGTTCGCCATCCGCGCGAAGGCGACGAACGCCGCCATCATCGACATCATGCTGAACGGTGGCGGGTCGGGCGACCCGATCTCAGCATCGATCGCCGTCGATCACACCGGCCTGCTCGGCGCGACGACGTCGGCGTTGCTTCAGTCGATCGAACTGAGCATCACTGACTACCGCGAGAAGTACAGCATGTGTTCTGATGCCGTGCTCGAAGTCGTGCTCCCCCGGTGGGCGAACGCCGTGATCCGCGCCGACCTCGCGAACCGTGACGGCATCGACGTCTTCGGCGTCACCAACGGCATGATTGCCGACTGGTTCAACCTGCGTGGCGCTCGTGTGCAGTTCGTCGGCGACTGGCAGGTACGCGAGCCCGGTGCACCCGGAACCGCAACGCCTGGTGGCGCGACAGCGCTCACGGAGTGGCCCGACACGATGGATTACATGGTGTTCGCTCCCGGCACGTTCGTGCGCGGCAACTCCATGTCGCTCGATCTCGGCGTGACGCGCGACTCCGTGCTGAACGCGACGAACGACCACACGGCGGCGTGGGCTGAGGATTGCTTCGCGATCCTGAAGCCAGGGCATGAGTCCCGCGTCGTGACCGTCGCTCTCTGCCCATCGGGTGAGATCGGCGCTCGTACGTTCACCTGCGCAGGCTCGTAAGCAGCCGTGACGACAGCGAACAGCACGAAGGGAGGTGAACGGTAGTGGCACGCGGACGACTCTTGATCAGCAGCGGAACGCTGCCGTTCACCGCACCGCAGTTCGATCTGCTGTCGACGGCGACGCAGCTCGATCTGCCGGATGCCCATTGGCGCATGGGGATCACGTGGGAACCGCTCTGCCCTGAGTCGAGCGGCACCTATGATCCCTGCACAGCCATCGTCGAGAACGCCGGGGAAGTGGAGCAGGCTCCCGAACCACCGGCGAAATCGGCCACGACCGCATGGCAGACGCGTGCCGCGACTGCCTTCACGGCATACTCGCGTATCGACTGCTCGCCAGTCGGGCAGTGGGACCAACTTTCCGAAGTGAATCAGCAGGCGCTGCTGCGCTCCGAAGCGCGGTTCGTCGAAACGGCGTTTTGGTCCGGCGCTGTCGCCGGGCAGACGGTTGTGTTCCCGCATCTTGCGGCAGACACGGAAGTGACGGACGGTGGCGACCTACTGCAACCGGCCGCAACCGTTGTGACGACAACGGCGCAAGAGATCGCGATCGGCATCGGAATGCTGGAAGATGCGATGCGGGACTGCTACCCCGGTGTCGCAACGATCCACATGCCGATTCGTCTCGCGGCACTGGCTTCCATGCACGACCTCATTGAGGCGCGGGCAGGCCGGATGTTCACGAAGATCGGTTCGAAAGTCGTCGTCGGCGACTATCCGGGAACCGCTCCGGACGGCTCGACGCCGCCCGTAGGCACCACTTGGATGTACGCCACCGGGGAAGTGTTCTACTCCCGGGAGCGGACACCTACGCGGTTCAGCGTCGCCGAGTCGTTCGATCGTGATGTGAACACGGTCGAAGTGATCGCCGAACGTACGTATGTGCTCGGTTGGGACTGCTGCCTATTCGCCATCCCGATTCTGAACGGAGAACTGTAATGCCCGTATGCGAAGCCCCGATCAAGGCGGAAGTAGCGCGGTTCACGCTGCTCGACGCCTGCGGCGCTCCCGTATTCGGTGATGGATCGGCGCAGGTCACGACCGATTCTTTCATCGAAATTCAGAACTCGCCGAACTATGAAGAGGGAACTCGGTTCCTACAGCGGAAGGCGAACGGCGAGCCGTGCGTGAACGAGCAGGACCCGGGGTTCCTGAATTGGGTTGAGCAGACCGTGAATCTCTGCACGCTCGACGTCGACCTGATCGCACTCGTGACCGGTGAGGACCCGATTGCGTCGGCGACCGACTTCGTCGGCGTGCAGTTCGGCGACGGTCTGCTGAACGCTCGATTCTCCAAAGAGGTATGGCAGCCGGTCGCAGGACAAGGCGCGTGCGACGCCGAAGGTAATCAGCGCTGGATTTACTGGGCGTTCCCGCACGAGTACGACGCTCAGATTCAAGAGTTCACCTTCGCGAACGACGTCTTCACATTCTCGTACATGTCGAAGACGCGCCCGGCTAACCCGCTGTGGGACATCGGGAACCCGTGGCTCTCGAACACGCCCGTATCGGCGTGGGGTCCGGGCAAGCACTACGCCTTCGCCATCACGACGACGCCGCCGCCTGCCGCCGCCTGCGGTGCTGTCGAGATCGGCAGCTAATGCGCTAAGCTAATTCCATCTGACCTATGAAGCGCCCGTGATCGCCGGTCACGGGCGCTTCGGCATAGATGAGGCGAAACATGACAGAGCAACTGATTCCGAAGATCATGCACCACATCTGGATCGGACCGCCGATGCCGGATCACCTCAAGGCGAACTGCGCGGCGTGGGCAGAGATGCACCCCGACTGGGATATGAAGCTGTGGACTGAGCGCGAGATCAACGAGATCGGTCTTCAGAATCGAGCGCTGTACGACCGTGCTGAAAGCATCGTGCCCGCCGATGCGGTTGAGCAGTTCCGCGCCGACATCGTGCGGTATGAAGTCCTCGCGCTATTCGGCGGAATGTACGTCGATGTCGACACGATCCCGCTTCGGCCGATCGAACCGGCGCTTGCCGGACACCGCGAGTTCGCGGCACACGAAGATCGCACGTGGATCGGAAACACGTACCTCGGAGCGATCCCGGGACACGAGATCATGCAGACGCTCGTCGCTGGGCTCCCGGCGAACGTGCACCGGCTTCGCGGCCGACGTCCGAACAAGCTCAGCGGACCGCAGTACATCACGCCCGTGTGGAACCGCTACGGCGGTCACATCGCGCCACAGCGGCAGTTCTATCCATATAGCTACATCGACGTGAAGCGTGACGCGATCCCCGAAGACTTCGACAGCGATGTATTTGCAATTCACCAGTGGGACCATACGCGGCGCGTGCTAGCGCACCGACAACCGGCCCGAAAGGTCTGACACATGAACTTCGATGAACTCGCCGAACTTGACGGCTTGATCTCGCGTGACGTCGGCGAGCTGCTGTACGCTTTCGCCGCGCTCGTTCCCGCCGATCAGTCCATCGTCGAACTCGGCTCGTATCGCGGCAAGTCGACGTGCTATCTCGCCACCGGGGCTCACATCGGGCATAGCGCGCCCGTGTACGCGGTTGACGCGTGGTCGGAAGAGGTGTCAGCGTGGCGTGCTGCGGTGCTCTCGACGCTTCCGAGTCCCGCCTTCGACGACTTCACGGCGCAGCTCGACAAGGCTGGAGTGAGCGACGGCGTGTACGTCATTCGGTCGCTGACGACGCTTGCGGCCGAGCTGTACGACGGGCCACCGGTCGGCCTGCTCTACATCGACGGCGATCACAGCCGCGCCGCAGTGCTCGCCGACTTCCGCGCATGGCGACGGCACCTCGCACCCGACGCCGTCGTTATCTTCGACGACTTCGGCGTCACGAAGAACCCCGGCGTCGCACTCGCGGTCGGCGATCTCGAAGCCTCTGGCGAGCTGGTCGACGTCGACAAGCTCAAGAGCGAACGACTCGCTATCGCGCATGTGGGCGACGTCGTCGGCGAACGGAAGCCGGGAGTCACGAAGTGAAGCAGATCGAATACACACCGGCCGGGTACTGGGAACGTCGCTACCGCGACGGCCGCACTTCCGGCGCAGGCTCCGAAGGCGACGAAGGCGCGTATAAGGCGGCGTACCTCTCCGACTTCATCGCCGAGCACGACGTGCAGAGCGTCGTCGACTGGGGATGCGGCGACGGGCAGGTACTCGACCTCGTCGAGCTGCACGATGCTCAGTACATCGGGATCGACGTCTCATCGACGATCGTGACGCGAATGCGCGAAAGGTTCGAAGGTCCGCGCTATCTATTTCACACGGCTGAAGCATTCAAGTCGGTCACGTGGCGGCCGTTCGATCTCGCGCTCAGCTTCGACGTGCTCTTTCACTTCCCCGATGAAGCTGATTACTTCGCGTATCTGTACAACCTCTTCGGCAGCGCCGAGAAGTACGTGATGATTTACGCGACGAACTACGCAGGCGGCCGGACGGCTCGCCATGTCTTCCGGCGCGAGTTCACGCCGGATATCGCCGAACAGTTCCCGGAATGGGAACTGACGACCGTCGAGACGCCGCTGCGCGAAGGTCTCGCCTCGTTCTTCGTGTATGAGAAGGTGCAGGATGCCGCGACTCTCGGTTAAGATCATGGCGCACTCGAAGCGTGCGCACCTCGTGCCTGAACTCGTCGAACGACTTGGGCTGACGAACGACGATGTGATCTGGGATCGCCGTAACAACCGATGGGACACCGGCCGTCGTGCATGGGAAGCGATCGATCAGACGGCCGACTGGGGGATGGTCGTACAGGACGACGCACTGCCGTGCGCCGACTTCATTGCAGGCATGGAAAAGGCGCTCGAACGCGTCCCGACGAACGTACTCGTATCCCCGTACATTGGCACGCGTCGACCGTCACGAGGCAAGATCGAGCGCGTCGTGCAAGAGGCCGCAGCGGCGAAGGCGGCATTCATCGAAATGCCGTCCCTGAATTGGGGAGTAGCGATCACTGCGCCGACACGCATCATCGACGGGATGCTGCCGTGGTGCGACGTGCAGAACTACCCGAACTATGACCGGCGCATCGGCCGCTATGCAATCGACGTGTTGCGTATGGGCACATGGTGCACCTTCCCGAGCCTCGTCGACCACCGGGACATCCCCTCCCTGGTCGGACACGGAGACGGCCGGGTTGCGCACCACTTCATCGGCGAATCCACGTCCGCACTTTCGGTAGACTGGGATGCGGGAACGGTGCGCATGAGCGCGTCACGGACGGTCGCTCGGTACACGGGCGGACACACCGACACACCGGGACCCTACGGCACCCGTGGCTATCACGTCGCTCGCAAACTTCGCGTACCGAAGCAGGGGCGCGGCGGGGATGTCGTGCCAGAGCGGCCGGAAGGGTTGGATTAGTTATGGCGATCGCACAGTACAGCGATACCTTTTGGTACCCGAACGGTACTCTCGCGGTCGGTGTTGCTGTGCGCATCTTTCCGCTGCATTCCAACATCCTCGCACCGCTGTTCGCCGACGCCGGTGGCACAATCCCACTCGCGAATCCGTTGATGACGAGCGCAACTGGTGCGATCTCTTTCTACGCCGAGCAGGGCGAATACTGGCTTCATGCTGATAGCGAGGCATTTCAAATTGCGGTCGGCCTCACTCCGGTGACTCCCGAAGCCTTCACGGCGCTGCAAAATGATGTGACCGTGTTGGAATCGGACATGACGACCGCACAGAGTGACATCGACAGTTTGCAGTCGGATGTGCTCATTGCGCAATCAGACATCACAGCACTGGAGTTGGCAGCGCTCGAACTGCGGCAGGTGACGCTGTCAAGTGGTGTCGCAGCCGGAGGGGCGATCAGCGTCAACGCCGGAAGCCCGTCAGCGATCGACATTGCGCCGTTCATTGGCTACATCACGGATTTCACGGCCGATCCGTTCAATCCGTCGATCACGCGAGTCGACTTCCCCGGCGTCGTCGGAATCGAGATGGATGCCGGGAGCCTCGCGCGTACAGTTACGTCATGGCTCATGGACGAAAACCAGGTCATCACACAAGTGCCGTCGCCGACAACGAACGAGCAGCGCCGGACGCACATCCGTATCGGGCTCACAGCGCAGTTTGGCGGCGTGATCACGATCGATCAGTCGTTGCCGATCATCATGCAGCAACCGGCTAACCAGCTATCCGACCTCATGGTTTCACTTGGCCCGTTCAACGTCAACGGGAACGTGATCACGCCCAACGGCGCGAACCTCATGCTGAATCATTCAGCGGGGAAGGTGTTCTCTCAGGCGTTCAATCACTACGTGGGGCCAGTCCAGACGAATGACCCGCACGTCACGGTCACGCAGGCACAGACTCCGGCACAATTCCGGTATGTCACGAGCACGAGTACCACGTTCGGCGCGACACGGAACACGCTTGATGTCGCCAACTATGCGCCCGGCGGCGTCATCACCCCGATCGGTGGCGGCGTAGGAACGTCTACTATTCACCGGGTTTATCTGTTCCCTGCGAACAACGCTGCTGATCAACTCGTCATGCAGTACGGGGGCAACACGTATTCGAGCCTAGCGAACGCGACCGCTGCGATTGGTGCAGGCACGTTCGTGCCGAATCCGATGCTTTCAGACGCGGCACTCGTCGGTTATATCGCTGCAACTCGAGTTGCTTCGAATCTATCCGATCCCGCTCAAGCCACGTTCGTCAATGCGGGTAAATTTGCGACACCGTAGGGAGTTGTTGTGCCAGTTATCAATCCAATCAACGGCGGAACGCCGTCCGGTGACGCGCTCAGCACCGGACCGTGCGCGCCGTGGCCGACGCTCTGCGCGAACTACCCACCCGAAGCCACACCCGAGCAGATCGAAGAGGCTGAGTGGATCGCCACCGAAATTCTGTGGGAAGGCACGAAGAAACAGTACGGTCTCTGCTCTATGACGCTCCGGCCGTGCCGGAAAGACTGCTTCCCCGCGTGGCCGTGGATTCCGTCGACCGGGTGGTATGACGTCGGTGGCATGTCGTGGCCCTACCCGACTCCGGCGCTCGTCGGTGGGAAGTGGTTCAACATCGCGTGCGGCTCGTGCTCGTCGGGCTGCTCGTGCTCGTCGATTTCTGAAGTCGCTCTTCCCTACCCCGTTGCCAACGTGACACAGGTGAAGGTCGACGGCGTCGTGTTGCCGACGACGGCGTATCGAGTCGACGACTGGCGTCTCCTCGTGCGGCTCGACGGGCAAGACTGGCCGCGCTGCAATGATCTCAATCTAGATGACACCGAAGACGGCACGTGGTCGGTCACGGCGCAGTACGGCACGACCGTGCCACGGCTCGGCAAGCTTGCGGCCGGGCAGCTCGCGACAGAGATCGTGAAGCGCTGCGTCGGCGCGGGCGACTGCCTGCTGCCTGAGAGCATGGTTCAGCAGATCACCCGGCAAGGCGTCACGAAGGTGTTCTTCGATGCGAAGTCGTTTTCAGCCGGTCGTACCGGCCTCTACTGGGCCGATCTCTTTCTGAACCGTAAGAACCCATCGAACACGGGGATTGCGACGATCTTCGACATCGATGGCGAGCACGCTCGACGCGTGGGGACGTCCAATGGGTGAGAGCAACGCGAACCCCTTCGCCGGGTTCGATATCGGCGTGCGTATCAAAGACTGCGTACTCGAACGGCTCGCCACGACGACGGACGGCGCACCTGACCGTGCGTGCGTCGTGGCGGGCGAAATCGCTTGGGATGACTGCGAGTGCGGACAGCTCACGGTCGCTATGGGGCCCATGTACGAAGCGTCGGGAACCACGCTCGCACGTGCGACGACGGAGACGCCGGGGAGGCGTGAGTGCGGGCCGCCGCTCTTCGTCTTCACCTACGTCGTGACGATCCTCCGGTGCGCACCCACAGGTACGAATACCGCGCCGCCGACATGCGACGAACTCGAAGCGACAGCACGCGGCGCGAGCGAGGACGCGTGGGCAGTGCGTGCCGGGGTGATCTGCTGCTTGTCGTCGGCGATCAGTGAGCAGCTGCCGAACGGTACGAAGCTGTACGTCGACTTCACGACCGGCACACAGACGTTCGTCGGTCCGCAAGGCGCGTGCATGGGCTCGGCGTTGCCGGTCACGGTCGCAATTCAGAACGGCTGCTATCCGTGTGAGGTTAGCTAGGGGGCGACATGGCGACGGTCCGCGTTACGCAGCGTACGAACAAGGCATATCCGCTGCACTTGTCGCGTCCCGGTGGTCCGCTCGAACGACACCTTGAGTTGCGCGCGCTCGCCGTGCAAGCGGCGTCGAAGCAACGTATTCGTGAGTCTCCGCAACGTATCGACACCGGCAACCTGATCAACTCGATTCAGATTCGCATCTATTACCGGAACGGCATCCCCATTGCGCGCATCGGGACTGACGTGGAGTACTCGATCTACGTGCATGAGGGAACGGTGTTCATGGAAGCGAACCCGTTCCTCCGTGATGGGCTGATTCGCGGGATGCAGCAATTCGCTTAATCGGTGCTACTCTCTGCGTATGGATTTCACAACGCGGAAGAACAAGCTCGATTTCACGGTCGACGGCGTGCAGTTCACCACGAAGAACGCGATCGCATCGGGCATCATCTTCAAACTGCAAGGCACCTTCGGGAAGCTCGGCGAGCAGGGGGCGGCGGCCGACAAGGGCGAAGCATTCGACGAACTGAAGAAAGTGTACGAAAAGATCCTGACGAAAGCGGCATGGAAGAAATTCGAACCGCTCATCGAAGGCGATTGCGACGACAAGTCGACGCCGATCGACCCTATGACACTCATCGACATCACACAGTGGCTCATCGGGGAAGGACTGGGAAAAGACAGTACGCCGCCGCAGGATTCCTAGCAGCATGGGCCACACATGATGAGGTGTGGCCGCTCTTCGACGGCTGGTGTGCCTCGCAGAACGTCGACCCGCTCGATCTGCCGTGGGATCGGTGTCTCAACCTCATCTACTTCTTTGCTACGCGAAACGCCTCAAAAGAGAAAAAGCAGGAATTCGACGCCGCGATGACTGAACAGACCACGGCTGAAACACTGCGGAAGATGGCGCTGACCAGGAAAAACGCCCTGAGAGCAACGCAGACGGCCGATAATGCACCGGTGGTACCCGAAGGTACACCGGATTCGCGTATGGCTCGACGTCCGGGGCTACCGCCGCGCCCGGCAGGGTGGGGAGACGACGAGATGGCGACTCGACAATCACTCGTCGTCGCGCAGGCACTCAAAGTAGGGTGATGACTACTCCCATAAGTGCGGTAGCGTAAAGGGGCCGCTACTGGGGGAATCATGTCTGACGCACTCGGCACTGCATATGTGGAAGTCGAACCCGACTTTTCGCAGTTCAATCGACTGATCGATGCGCGGATTCGAAGCGCAATGCGAACGCTCGAATCCCGCATCAGTCGTACCCTGCGCGGCGTAGAGCGTGAATTCGCTTCGTTCGGTTCGGAGGCGGCGAGCGAAACGGAATCGGCATTCCGAGAAATGGCGCGCGATGCCGACGACGCCGCCGACGACATGATCGATTCTATTCAGCGCGTCAGCGGTCGCCGTGTCAAGCTCGATCTCGATATCGATCGTGAAGGCACCTTCTCGCGGTTCCTTTCGTCGATCACCGGTGTGCGTCTTCCGATTGCAGGATTCACCGCACTAGGTACGGCTGCGGCTGCGGCGGCCGGTGCTGTGATCCAACTCGGCGCAGCACTCGCACCTGCGGTTGGCATTGTTGCGGCGCTCCCATCTGCTGTCGGCGTCGGCGCAGCCGCCATCGGCACACTGCAAGTTGCCACGGCCGGATTCAGTGACGCGATGGCTGCCGCGTTCGAAGACACGGAAGCCTTCGACGCCGCAATCGAGAACCTATCTCCGAACGCGCAGGCAGCAGCACAAGCCTTCCGAGAGATCGTGCCTGAGCTGCAAGCACTGCAAGACTCGGCGCAGGATGCCTTTTTCGTCAATCTCGACGAGGCGATCACCTCTGTTGCAGCATCGCTCACTGGTCCGCTGTCCACCGGCATGACCACGGCGGCCGGATACGCCGGAGATCTCGTCACGGCGCTACTGAACGTCGCTGGTTCCCAGTCCGGCATCGACTTCGTGACGTCGAGCTTCGAGTCTCTGAACGGTGTGCTGTCACAGCTTGCGGCTCCGGTGGCTGCGCTCTTTACATCCCTGCTCGATCTCGGAACGGCAATCAATACCGCCTTCGGCGGCGACGCGGCTGTATCCGGTCTCGCGGCGATCGTGCAGCAGCTAGCAGACTTCATTGCGCAAGCAACGGCATCTGGGCAAGCCGTGGCATGGGTGCAGAATGCCATCACGGTCTTTCAGCAGCTCGGCGCGATCATCTCGCCCATCGTCGACATTCTGCTATCGATCGGCTCGGCGGCGCAGACCACCGGTGGCAACATCCTCAGC